TACACCACCAACCCCGGCGGAGTCGGACACGTGTGGATTAAAAAACGCTTCATCGACGCCTGTAAACCTATCCTCGGCCGCAAAATGTACTCGGAAGACTACGACGTCGAATACTACGAAATGCTCCCCAATAAACCCTACCTCGACGAAGACGGCAACACCATCCAGTTCATCCCCGCCCTCGTCTTCGATAACCTCCACCTCACCGTCTATGATACCAAATATGTCAAATTCCTCAAATCACTCGACGAAACCAGACGGGAAATGTGGCTCAAAGGAAACTGGGACGTCCTCGGCGGTATCTTCTTCGACGAGTTCTCCAAATTCCACCACGTCATCTCAGAACGAGACTTCAGCCTCGACAAAGACACCGGCAGAATCTACCGCTGCGTGGACTACGGCACCGCCAAACCCTTCGCCTGCCTCTTCCTCCACGTCAATAAAATAGGATACGTCACCGTCTTCGACGAAATCTACCGCACCGGACTCACCCCCTCCATGCAGGCCCACGAAATCAAACTCATCACCGCCAAATGGGACCTCACCGAAGACGATATCTACGCCACCATCGTCGACCCCTCCATGAAAATCAAGTCCCACGAATACCTCAACTCCCTCCACTCCACCCTCGATATCTACGTCGACAACGGCATCGAACATATCACCCTCGGAAACAACGACCGTGTCCAGGGATGGGCCACCTTCCGGGAATTTCTCCGGGTACCGGAACAAGGCGAACCATTCCTCCGCTTCACCTCCAACTGTGTCAACTGCATCGAAACCATCCCCTCCCTCGTCACCTCCGCCAAAAACCCCGAAGACCTCAATACCGACGGTGAAGACCACACCGCCGACGCCCTCCGCTATGCACTAATGTATATAGATAAACCCTTCTTCCGCTCCCCTTACCAGGAACTGAAAAATTGGCAGAAGCGCATCGTCAAGGAACACAAAGAGTTACGAGAACCTACTGAAGACGATGTCTGGGCCCAATGAAAATAATCCTTGACAACTCATATAAGCCCCATAAACTTAACAATATGAAAAGGCGGGAGAAACAATGCCAAAACTAGATGACAATATCCAGAACATAGTGTCAGTTTACGAAGACGCACGCAGCCTCTGGGCCACATCTTTTGACAAAGCCAGAAAATGCTACGAATTTGTGATGAACCAGCAATGGACCGACACTGAACGCCAAGCCTTCATCAAACGAGGCAACGCACCCATGGTCTATAACATGATCCTCCCCCGCCTCTATAACCTCATTGGAACCGAACAACTCAACCGCCGCTCCACCGTGATCCGCCCCTTCTCCCAAGGCCAGCAACCACTGGCAGACCTCCTCAACGGCATCTTCAAAAACAACTGGGAACTCAAATCCGGTGAAGACGAACTGATCAAAGTCTTCTCAGACGGGCTGATCATGCCCATCCCCGGCTCCCTCCAGATCACCGTCCTCCCCGACGAAGCCGGGTTTATGGACTATAACTACACCGCCCTCAACCCCTTCTCCGTCACCTATGACCCCAAACATACCGACGCCAAACTCCGGGACTGCCGCTTCGTCATCACCCAACGCTGGCTCCGCCTCGACGAAATCACCGACACCTATGGCAATAAAGCCGGGCTGGAAATGAAAGGCTATAACCGCAAATGGTGGCAAACACTCTCGGAAAACATGGCCAACGCCTTCAGCGGCCTGTTTGGCCGGGATGACGTGGAAGGAGACTGGTTTGATAAAGACAACGAAACCTATAAAGTCCTGGAAATGCAGGCCAGATATATCGAGAAACGGGAACTGTTTGTCAATACCCAGACCGGGGAATACTTTGTAATCAAAAAAGAAGACGTCGAAATGTTCAAAGCACAGGTACCCATGGCCTTCCACGTGGGCGAAACCGACGTCAAAAAAATCTGGATCACCACCATCTGCCCCTACTTCAACGTCACCTTGCTCGATGAACCTAACTGGCTCGACACGGACATGTACGATATCATCCCCTACTATTCCTTTACCTTTAATAATATCAAAACCGAAAACTCCTCCCTGGTCTATGCCCTCCTCGACCCCCAACGCAACCTCAATAAACGGGAAATTCAGAAATCCTCCTTCATCGACCGGGCCATGTCCGCCCCCCTCTTCTTCTCCCACGAAGACCGGGACGCCAAAGAAGAATACGAAGAACGGGGCAACCTCCCCAATAAGGCCATCCTGCTCCGCAACCTTAAGTTCCCTCCCTTCCGGGCCTCCCCCTCACAAATGCCTAACGACGCCTGGAACGATATCGCCGACTCCGAAAACAAAATGAACGACATCTCCGGAATCAACGATACCGCCAGGGGCCAATCGCAATACTCCAATGAATCGGGCCGCTTGTTCGAAATGAAAGCCCAAAGAGTCGGAGCCACTATCAACCCATACTTACGTTCTTTATCCCAAACCCGCAAGATGATCGGGGAATACTTCCTCTCTACCGTTAAACAAGTGTACTCCGAACCCAACCGGGTCGTCAACGTCAGCGACGCCAGGCATAACATCTACCAGAGCGTCCTCAACCTCCAGACCGGAGACCAGACATTTAACGACATCACCAGCTTCAACGGCAGAGTGATCATCGACGAAGGCGACCGCTCCCCCACCAAGCTCCAGGAAAACCTCCAAACCAAACTGGCCATCGCCCAGATGATGAATCCCCAACTCGTCAACTGGGAATGGGTGCTCAAGGATTCAGACCTACCGGACGTGCAGGAACAAATAGACTATATCAATATGATGATGGGACTTCAAGCCCAACAACAAGCCCAACAACAGGGCATGATGGAAGACCAGTACGCCAGCCAACAGGCCGCCCAGGAACAACAAATCCTGCTCCAGCAACAACAGGCCGCCCAAACCCAACAACAACAGGATAATAAATCCCAGGCCAAGGAGAAAAAATAATGGCTATCAACAGTAAAAAACTCATGCAACGGATGAACGCCCGCAAAATTACCTACAGCCATAGCTCCGGGTTAGTCTACGACGGCGACCAACACAATGGAGCATGGATCATCATTGGGGCCGGAACCGACCTTAGAGACCTCGACCTGTCCGGCATGGGCAACGGCGACGAAGTCACTCTGCTCTGCCCGGCCGCCGGGATTACGGTGGGTGCAGGCGATATCTGCGACTCTCCCGCCCTCTACACCACCACCAAACTCGTGGGACTCAACTCCATCCGCTGTGTCGATGGCGTCCGTTACCTCGGCCAACATACCGCCGAAATGCCTGGACTGACCGGGTCAAAAGCCTCTTTGTCCACCCTGGCAGAAATTGTTGGAGACTACGACCTTAAGTCTTTGTCGGATGTCTATACCGAGTTGACGGGAGTGCACACCTCCCTGAGTGCCATCTCGGCCAGAGTCCTGGAAGTGGAGACCGACCTCGGCAATCTCAACGCTTTCATCGAGAATCCCTATGTCCCCAGCTCCGTACCCCACGAAGCCAACTTGTACGCCTCCGCCATACTGGGAAACACCAACTATATGAAAGTCAAAGCCCTCTCCGCTGGCGCCGACTGGAATGATTTCATCATCCTTGAAAACCCCCTGTCCAGCGCCTCCGGGGCGGAACTGGGAGTTACACTCAGCTTCGACGCCCGCAAAATCTATATCGACTATGCCACCGTTTCAGGAACCCCTGCCTCCATCACCAGTTGCGTTACCGTCTCCGCCTCCGCTTTGGCCGCCCTGATGAGAGCAGCTATAAGCGAATACTTTAGCGTCTCCATCAAGGGCGCTTGCTCCCGCTTCTGCTTCAAAGGAACATCCGGAGGCACCATCGCTTGCAAAGAAACTTTTGCCGGGGGCGCCAACAACGGCACCGTCGCCGAAAAGGGGCAGATTGTCGTCGATGCCGCCTCCATGCTCCTGTTCGTCTGTGTCTCAAAAACCGACGGCAGCGAACTTGACATGAGCAAATGGCGGGTAGCCAGCCTGACCGAGGTGTAAGATGGCAAACAGACAAAGAGAAATAAAAACACCCGCCACCCAGAAACCCAGGAAAACCCCGACCCTGAGCAATATCAGAGTCAGAAACTCCAGCCAAACATCCCGGGGCGGCAAGAGACGCCCCAAAAAATAAGGAGAAGATATGCAAACCGACAGCGTCAAAAAGACAGAACTGTCCGAAGATGATCTCAAGAACTTCGGCAACCTCGAAGACGAAGAGATCAAAGACCTGACTCAGGAAGAGGAAGAGAACGATCCCGCAGAAGAAGTAAGCTTTGAGCCCGCAGAAGAAGAAGAAGAACAACAACCTGAAGAGGAAGAGCCCGAGGAATTGGAAGAAGAACCGGAAGACAAGACCTCCAACTGGGATATCGACGACTTCCGCAAGTCCTACAGAAACCTCGAGAAGGTGGTCGGTCGCCTGGGCCAGGAACTGGGCGAACTCCGCAAACAAGCGGAAACCATTCCTCCCCCTGCCCCAGAAAAAAAAGAAGCCTATACCATCGAGGATATTCCCCAGATGGATACCGCTACTCTCGACAACTTCATTGCAACCTACGAAGCCAAACTTTCCGAGCCTGATATCGCCATCGAGGAAAGTGACAACTTCGGAAGATGGAATATCGAATATCAGAAACTACTGGCAGAAAAGAACATGCGTCGTATGACTTCCAACAATGATGATGTAAAGAAAACTGCTAATCCATTGATAGATAATTATTTACAACAACTAAAGCTCTCTCAGGAGCAGAAGGATAAATTGGTGTCCCTTGCCAATAAGCTGTCTGACGAGAGCGGGGTGACTGAGGCCGATCTCAATGCCGCCCTGATGAAAGTGGCTCCCGCCGAGTTTCAAAGCCGCCAGGCGGCCCAGAACACGGAGCGCATCAGAACGGCCAGAGAGAAAAGCCAGCCCCGCCTCGGAACAGGCAACAGCGACCAAGCGCCTAAAACATCCATCAGCCTCAAACAACTTGAGAAAATGGATGAGGACAGCAGGGATAAATACCTCGAAACCCTTAGCCTTGATGATATCAGGAAGCTGAGAGCGGAGCTTACTAAAATCTAAGGGAGGAAACCATGGAGGTTTCAACCAACCACACCCTGAATATAGCCCTGCTTAGCACCGAACTGGCCAAAGAGGCCTGGTACAATACCTTTTGGGCTAAGCTTGCAGGATTTCAGGAAATAACCGAGACCAACGGAATCAAGCAAACCAAAATGGCGCCCAACGTGGTGGTACAGATGGTGCGTGATTTCGTAGCGGAAGGCCGGGATAACCTGCTGGCCGCTATGCTGATGCCGCTCTCCGAAGACCCGGTCTATGGAGACACCCAGCTCAAGGGTACAGGGGAAGACATGTCTCTGAAATATGTCCGCCTGTACATCAACCAAGTCCGTAAAGCCGTAACCAAGCTGAGCGGCCACATGTCCAATCAACGGGTCAAGTCCTTCAACCTCATGGAGAAGGCCAAACCCGCCCTGGTGGAGTGGTGGAGCAAGTGGTATAACGCCGCCCTCTTCCAGACCATATATGAGGGTGTCAGCCCCCAGCTCTCTGCCGGAACCAACGACGATGGCCTGGGACTGAAATACCGCTGGCACCCAAACCAGTACGGTTTCACCACCAGCACCAATGTGTTGAAGGAAATCGGGACGGCCAAAAAGACCAAGACCGACGATGAAATGCTCACGATTGACAGTACCGCCACCGAGGACGCCGACCACTACATGCTTGAGGAGCTTAACGCCCTTATCAAGACCGAGCTCCTTATCGAGCCCATCCTGACCGATAACGGCGCCCCCTTCTGGCTGCTGCTGGTTCATCCCCAGGTGATGAAGTGCCTGAAAAGAGACTCAACTATCCTTCAGTACGTTCGCAATTCCGCCTTCATGGGAGAGCTCAACAAGCACCCCGCAATCCAGGGACGTGACTTCATGTATTATGACGGCATCTGCATTCTGGAAGAGATCACCGGGGTGAGAAGCGTTCCCACAACTCAAAGCAATGCCGCCGTGGTTGATCTTGCCGGAAGCGGCTGGACCCTTCCTCCCACCGGCGGAGCCGCCCGTTGCTACGGCAACATTCTTCTTGGTAAGAACGCCCTGGCTCTCGGTATCGCCGAGAACCTGACCTTTACCGAGGAAACCGAAGACCATGGCAACACTATCGAGATCGGTAGCCGTTGTATCCAGGGAGCCAACCGTGCCGAGTACTTCTCGGAGACAGACGAAAGCACTGTGTTCGATAAGAACAAGGCCACCAAAACCTCGCTCAACGCCGCCTACACCGCTTCCAATCAATCCAGCGCCATAATCTGGTGTGAAGGAGCGTAACCCATGATTACATCAATCGGTAAATTCCGCAACGACAACCGCACCCTCCTGAAGATCACCAACGGGAAGACCTGCGCCGCCACCAATGCGGTGTATGAAAATGGTAGAATATCCGTTGATATCAACGGAGTGTCTGATTGCACCGTCCTTTCCGGGATCAAATCCAGGGTAAGAATAATCGGGGCACACTTCATCTGCACCTCTATCGGAAATGCCGACAATGAGTTGGGGGTGTATTGCGCAGGCGATTCCGGGGCAGACAATCTGGCTGTCCATATCGACCCGACGACTATGGCGGCAAGAGGGTGCTTTTACCCCACTGCGATAACCGCTTCTAACATAGTCAGCACCGCCTCTATTTGTATCCTTGGGAAAGGGAATGCGGCCTCAAACCTCAAGGGAACCCTCGTCATCGACACTCAACCCTATTAACCCATAACCCGGAGGGGTGGGCTCGCTCACCCCTCCACAATTAAAAGGACTATAGCATGATAGTTATCGCAAAACATGGTGGGGAACGCTACCCTATGAGCGTCCACCAGGACTGGATAGGGAATCAGATAGCTCAAACGGGCAGATTCTACGAACACGATCTGCTCTCTGCTCTTCACAGCATGTTCCCTGCTGGAGTCAACGGGGCCCAGCTTATAGATGTGGGAGCCAACGTGGGGAATCACTCCGTCTTTTTTTCACAAGTCCTTAAAGCCGATGTTGTGGCTTTCGAACCAAACCCTCTCAACTTTGCCAGGCTGGAGGCCAATGCTCTCCGCTACGGATTTATCGCCGAACAACGCCTGATCGGTAACGGTGGAACCTGGCAAGCCATGCCATACAGCCCCAACAACATGGGCGCTATCGAATATGCCAGGAAAGAGGGAGAGGAGTCTTTTAGCGGCACTGGCGCCTTCCGGTTAGACGATCTTAAACTTAAACCCTTCCTGATCAAAATAGACGTGGAGGGCATGGAGCTGGAGGTGATTACGGGAGCCTCCGATACCATCGAAAAGATGCGGCCCATAATTATTTACGAGTGCCTCGAGGACAAGCTACGTGCCCCTATCGAGGAGTTTATGGTTGTCCACAGCTACTCCGTGCGCCCGCTCTATCACGTAAACGGCAAATTGGCAATCTACATGGCAGTCCCCTGCGAGAATATCAAGGAAGGAACGAAATGAAGATACTCTTTGTAGCCGCATTCGACCAATTCATCAGGCCTATTGCCGAAAAACTGAGAGGTATGGGCTTCCAGTGCGACATCGTCAACAACTTCATCAGGGAAGAGGTTGGGCTTTATGACGTTATCTGGTGTGAGTGGGCTGACCAGAACGCCATCAAGGTGCAGGAATACCTTACTCCCGCCAAGAAAATCCTTCGAGCCCACACCTACGAAATGTACAATGGCATGATCGAGCGCATTTTGCCTAAAGAATGGGCGTCCATCATCTTCGTTTCCAACTACCAGAAGAGACTGGCCGAAGAGAAGCATCAGTTCGTGATGCCGAATGCCAAGGTGATCCCTAACTATATCGACACCATAAAGTTCCAGATACCGGATGGTAAGGAGCCCAATAACAAGATTGCCTTTGCCGGGTTTCTCGAGCGTAAAAAGGGGATAGGCGAAATCCTTCTGCTGGCCGCCTCCTTCCCTGATCACGAGTTCCACCTCAAGGGAACGTTTCACGAACCGGACGTGTCCGACTATCTAAAAGAAGTAAAGCCAAAGAACGTGTTTATCTATCCCTGGGGCGACGATCTCCCAGAGTTCTTTAAGGATAAAACCTACTATATCAACACATCCATGCGGGAAGCCTGTTGCGTTGCCATGCAGGAGGCCATGTGCGCAGGGCTCAAGCCATTGGTGCGTAACTGGATAAGCTCTGACGAAATCTATGGAGATGACTTTATCTGGTCGTCTTACCAGGATGTCAAAGACCTGCTGGAGGCCAAGGACATCGTTCCTGAGCGCTTCCGTGAGTTCATCATCCAAAGGCACGATTTGGAAAGCGTTATCGACCGCATTGCCCAGGAGATCGTTACAGCCGAGAAGCCCGTAGCCAAGGAGACCCTGACGATTGCCATTGTCCAGACCAGAAAGAAATATCTTAACAGCCTCTTGCATGGACTGACTCTGCAAGATACCGAGATCAAGGTGGATATCCTCGACAACTTCGAGAAAGACAAGAGTATCGGCCAATGCTACAACATTCTGGCTGACCGCTGTACCACCGACTGGATATGTTATGTTGGAGACGATGACGTTATTGCCGAGGACTATGTGGACAACGTGATGAAGGCCTACTACCGTCGCCAGAACATGTACAAAAACCCCGTGGCCTTGTTGACCGGGTCAACCTTGTTTGACGAAAAGGGCGCCAAGAAGATTACCTCCGCCTTTCCGACCGGATTTTGGAAAGCCGACTTTGTCAGAGCCACCCGCTTTGACGAAACCCTTGTGCGCCAGGTGGATACCGAGTTCGCCACCCGGGTAATCAAATCAGGGAAGGATATCTCCATCATCAAGATGGACTGGATTGTCGGGTATTATTACCGCCAGCACACCAGCAATATCAGCGGCAACAAATTCACCGAGGGGCCCAACCACTCTCAGGAGCCAGTGAAAAAATGAAGAAACCCAAGGACTTAGTCCAACTATACTCAGAGCGAAGCCCCCGGGCTATCATGCTGAGAAAAGAAATAATCCACCTGATCTACCCGGAGCTGCGTGTTCCGGGTAGTGTCCAGGTGGTATTCGGACACACCTCTCATACCGCATGGGCAGATCGACCCGTGGCGGAGTATCTAGCTAAAGCCTATAGTGACATTAAGATTATTAACCCCATGCCCACCGACCAGACCCCTCCCCAGATCCCAGACGGCGACACCAACAAAGACATTCCTGTGGTAACAGAGGAGCATCCTATCGTGCAAGCGACACCCAAGCGCAAGTACAAATACGCAACCTGGGTCTGGGGGCGGCTGGTGGGCGAAGCCAGGAAACGCAAAATCTACCGGGTGGGGATAAGCAGGGAAGAACTAGTTAAACTACTGGAAGAGATGGACGCCAATGACCAAGGTACAGCTACTTAAGGAAATCCTGCAGCGGGCGGGAGACCCCAACGCCGAGTCGGACACTTTCCGCTCTCTGGCCTGGAGTCTGTTTCTAGAGTCCCTCTACGAGCAGGCCGATAATCTCCGCCTTGTGGAGGACAAGAGCCTCGTGAAAACTGTCACTCTGGCCGTAATCACCGGGCTCAACGGGGTGGGCCTGGTCAATGAGCGCAGCGGATTCTTCGACACCATCGCCGAAATCAAAGATATCTTTATCCTCAATGATTCGCATAACATTCCCGTAGCCAGAGCCAGCGATGAGGAATACCGCCTCATGCTCAGTAACCCCTTTTATATGCCAGCCGGAGATGAGTTCTTCTATTACTACACCTTCAGTAAATTGTACATCCTGACGGGGCAACCCCTGGCCACCCTCCAGGTAACGGTGTCTTACTACCCGGATTTCCGTACCATTATGGACACCCTGAGCGGCGACACAGCCACCATCCCCATCCATAACTCTTTTATCAGCAAGCTTATACCGGTTGTGGCCGCCAAGCTCAAGGCTGAACTGGGACTTGTCCTGTGAACCTGAGAACTATGCATAGCGAGGTGGAGGGCATCCTGCAACAACGGGTGCCCCTCAACTCCTTCTATCTTACTTTAATTGGGGCGGTGCGCCGGATCAATGCCGAGACCTACCACCCCGACGTGCTTGTGAAGATCACCAACACAGGCGGTTACACTATCACTATAGAGGATATGCTGGAGGGTGCCGTATCACAGATGGCCAGCGAAGCCACTTACAGGATTGCCAATCTAGACTGGATAGACGGTATAGAGGTAGACGGC